ACTTTCCCAAAAGCTTTGTATTATTGATTTTCTATGTATCTTTGCATCGTTATTATTTCTCGGGGTATTAGCTCATCTGGCTAGAGCGTTAGACTGGCAGTCTAAAGGTGGCGAGTTCGAGTCTCGCATGCTCCACTTTACAAACCTCTCTGTTTCAGAGGGGTTTGTGCTTTCTTAAGCTTCTCCAGTTTTCGTTTTTGGATAAAAAAAAGACAGTTTGTGCCACTTTTGGCAAAAAGAACTTGTCTAAAACGAATCCAGAACAATTATGACAACTCTTAAAGCTGCCGTTGTTCCGGCCAAGGTGCTGAAAAACGGCAAACACAGAATTCGTATAGCAATTGGTCATAAACAGGAAACAAGATACATCGTTACCCGATTTGAAATAGATAATACTGCTAATTTTAAGGGAGGGCAGGTGGTAGGTGTTCCTGATGCTGCACATGTCAATGCTAAATTACGTGGAATACTTAATTCATATCAGGATGCCTTGGATAAAATAAACACATCATCCTATACTTGTACCCAACTTGTCGAATACTTGTCCTCGGTAAAGCAGGGAGCTATCTCTTATAGTGTTGCTTCGGCTGACTATATGCAGAATTTGATTAAAGAGGGGAGAAGGACCACTGCTTCCTTATATCAAAGGGCGAGTGATTACTTCATTGAGTTTGTCAAATATGATATAATGCTTGATGGAATTACTCCCCGGACCATAAAGGACTTTGACATTTATCTAAAGAATGTCCGAAGGCTGGCTCCTGTTACTTGTGGTATGCACATGGCACATTTGAAGGCAATAATCAATCAAGCAATAAGGGATAAAAAAGTATCATATGACACGCATCCTTTTGAATATTATGAAAGACCGGCAGGAATGCCTAAAGAGCGTGATATCTCGGTAGCTGACGTAAAGAAGATAAGGGATGCGGAGATAAAAGAGAAGTCTCAGCGTGTTGCCAGGGATGTGTTCATGCTTTCGTATTATCTAGGAGGTATCAATCTGATGGACTTGATGCAATACAATTTCAAAGATTCGAAAATTATGGAATATGTACGTGAAAAATCAAAAAACACAAAGAAAGGTGATATGAAGATCAGCTTCACTATTCCTGAGGAAGCAAAACCGATTATCAAAAGATGGATGGGGCGTAATGGAAAGCTTGATTTTGGTTATAAATACTCTTATCCTAATTTTCGTAACTATGTAACAAAAGAAATTATAAGGCTAGGGGAGAGGCTGGAGATAGAATCGCATGTCGTATATTATTCAGCTCGTAAATCCTTTGTCCAACATGGTTTTGAGCTGGGCATACCATTGGAAACTTTGGAGTATTGTATAGGCCAAAGCATGAAATCCAACAGACCGATCTTTAATTATGTCAGAATTATGAGAAAACATGCTGATGAAGCCATAAGAAAGATTTTAGATAATCTAAAGTGAGGATTTAAGAACTAGAGCGATTGCTTCGGCAGTCGCTTCCTCTTTTTCTTTGTCTATCTCTGAGTTTAGCCGTTCTATCAAGTCCATACTCCCTGTGACAATCGTTTTTGTGCCCTCAGAGGAAGAAATTGTAAGTTCATAGTGTCCATAGCCTATAAACTTTTTGGATAGCTGATAAGTGGTTGGGGGGGGAATTTTGACATATGAGAATTGCGTTAGCAGCAGAAAAAGAAAACGGTTCCGCTTTCCCGTTGCGTTACATTCCGTGATCGAAACAGTGGATACATTAATATTCCACACGGGGGTCAGAACCGTATATGAAGAAGCTACAGGCAATAATAATCGTCTGTAGCTCAATACGAGACAACGCCTCGATCACTTCAAAATGTAACGCAATGCAAAGATAAGGTTTTTATTCGATTCTACAATAAAACCGTCCCTACTTATCACAAGCCGGAACGGTTCAGATTAGTTTCGTTTTTGACAATCTACTTCACATTTTATTGAACAAAATACTAATGGATTTGCCTATTTCTAAAAATATTTGTTGTCACATTATTACGTATTACAAAAAAGGAGGGGCATCGTGCATTACGACACCCCTCCCAAACTTTTATTATGAGATTAGCTCTACTCCAAAATCACAGGGCAAAAATACGCAAAATTCTATTCTTTCTCCAGTTGAATATATAATTTGTTCAAAAAGTCAAAGGCAGCTTATTCGGCTGCCTTAGTTTTTTATCTTACCAAGTTGCATTAATGGCATTTCGGAGATGATTAAAATCCAACTTCCTGTCTCTATTTTTTCCAATTCTTCTTCCTAAAAAGCGGTTTACTTCCGAAATCCGACTTATCTGTTCTCTTAAATAAAAAACGGAACCTTTCACTAGTTGTACTCTAATAGGGCATTTGAATTCTGTTTCCAATAACAATAAATCCGAAAGAAAAACAACATCTTCCGCTTCTATTCGTTTCATGATTTCTATAAACTTATATCTATAATCGTCATTATTTGAAATCTTTGCATAATGATTTATAGATTCCATTAAAGGATAATCATTCTCAATTGTATATTCGTCTTTTATCATAATAAAATTTTCTGTAAATAAAGAAACAATTATTTATTATCTATCCTAAGCTGTTTAAATTTATTTATGTTATATATGTTTGCCTACCAATGGCTTTAAAACTTGAGCAAAATGCTGCTCTATTGCAGGCATCATATCTTCCATATCACGATTGAATTCAATTACATGAAGTTTTAATTTAAGTGATAAATTATTCCCCCAATGACAAAGTTGTAATCCCTGAGTAGCAGCTGTTTTAAAGTACCCTAAATGTTGAACAATCCTGCTATAGAAATTCTTTTTGACCTTTCCGACATATAAATAATTGCTTGTAGCACAATATGTTTTTTTTATAACCGGAACAGCCCTATGGTTATCTTTTCTAGAATAGTCCTCCAGTGCATTGACAAGGTCTGACTGGTTAGTATTAGAAGTTATTTCAAACCAATAAACAGCAGGTCCTTTAATCTCCTTTAGAGAATCAAATTTTTTCTTGTACGCTTCTGACTTGGTGATGTCTACAGTCAGATACTGATTATCTAATTCAGAACAATCAAAATCATAACTATATTCTTTTGCTCCATGATTTTTTATAAATTCCAGACTTTTAATGGATTGATCTATAAATTTTTTTAAATTTTCATCCATAGATATTCTCTTTTATAAAGTAAATATTTAGTTTTTCGTAAAATACTCAACCCCAAAGGATAGCGATAGATAAAATTCGGTTTTAATAAAAAGATTTATCCGGCATACAAGGTACTCTGACTGCAAAAGTTTCAGACCTTAATATTGAGTAATGTTACTTTCAATATTTCCATAAGTGCTGGTTCTAATTTAAAATCGGACAAGTCCCAATATTCATGCTTCCTTATCTGGTGCCCCGGGTCAACCGGATGATTTAACCGAATTACTGCTTTCAAATAAAAATCGGCATATAAAGGCGTATCACCACGTTCTATTTTTTCAACTATTCCAATATGGGTTATTGCTGAATCAGGTGCACCTAAATATAAACCGACATAATAGGCATCCTTAACAGGAACAGCACGTGAATCTCCACCAAAACTAATGCATAAATTACCAAAGTTCTCTTTAAAAAAGTCATCATTTATGCCTCTAACAATGACTAAGGTATCATCTTCTACATTCATAGTGTTTATTTTCAAGTTAGCAGTACAAACTTACAATAATGCCCCGACTTATGCAAGCCGGGGCAGTCCAATTTATAAATTTAAAGTCTTATGATGAAGATTGTCTGTTACCCCAATGTTTCCGTACCACCAACATGACGACAATCAAAACGGTTACACAAACACAGGCAAAACTGATTTGTTCAGGCAGCGTGGATTCTTTTTTATCCTTTACCTCTTCAGTCTTAGTTTCCTCATGTTTGGTGGAAGTGGCTTCCTTATCAGCTTTTACCTCCGTACTGTCATTGACTACAGTTTCCTTCTTTTCATTCTTATTGAAATCACTTTCCACATGACCGTCAGCCAATAACGGAGGTTTCCCGGTCAGACTGTCGGGCGGTTTTCGGGTATCATAGATACGGAAATCAATCACATAGTTGCCATTAGTGGTAATGAGTTCGCTCAAAGACGTACTTGATCCGTGTACGATGTTGACAGATTCACGTGTACTATCTTTCTGTATAATCTTAGTGTCTGACTTGACAGCCTTATGCGAGCTGCCACAGGCAAACAGCAGGAACAGACACATAAAGGGAGCCAGCAAAATATGCCGGCTTACCCAGTTCATAACCTTAGCCAACATAGTCTACAACTTAAGAACTTGCATCCTGTTATTCCCATCAGCCCGGTAACTGACATGAACCCATGCAAAATCAGACTCATCAATCAACTGATCAAAGGGTAGGTTCTTTCGGATATACTCAAACAACAACTTGTTTTGCAGTCTGTCCCCAGTGTCAATATCAGCAGCTTCCCCCTTCATGTGCTGCGAGGTTTTGCTTCCCTTGACAGCTGCATTAAGTTCCGGACAGCGATAGCCACTGTTTACTGTTATAGGCTTTCCCCACCATGTGCGTAACGGGTCCAGTACGTTATCCACCAAGGCAGTCAGAGCAGTCACATGCTCCTGTCTGCATCTGTTGTTGATACCCAAGCGGTCAGCTGTTGTTGACTTGCAGAGTTCCGCAATCGTAAAAAACTTCATTTCTTATCCTCCTTTTTATTTTCGTTGTCAAATAGTATCTGAGCCATGATCTTGGCAATATCATCCTTGTTCTCGATGATCACACTCATTGTCTTTTCTGCTTTGCGCAACTCCGCTTTTTCCCATGATTTTTCACGAACTGATTTAAACTCACAGAAAATGCAGTAACCCGTCCAAATCATTGAAAAAACAGGAAAGGGGATAACCACACAGCATAACAGATCAATGAAGCACAACTCTATAAATGGAGTGAAATACTTCTTCGCCTTGATGGCTGTTTTCTTATACCCCGTGGATGTTCTTGCCTCCCCGCGTTGTTTGGCCTTCATTATTCCTGAGACCAGATCCACGAACATTGCGCCGATAGTGGCTGCGATACACAAGGCTATCAGTACAATGTGTATCATCATGTGCTCGTTGATAAAATTGTAAATTACGTCTTTCATTACTTTGTCTTGATTATAAAATATATTGTTCCAAAGATATGTCTATTTACTTGCGTCATTGTTGCAGAATTACTTAAATCCATTGCCACGATATGACAATAAAAAAGACAAGAAAAATTAATTATAAAGCTTTCTGCTAAACCCAATAGTAGAAATCTAGTAGAAATATTAACATACAAACACTTATTTCTACTGAATATCTACCACTATTCAATAAAATGATATTATCAATTGATATTCAGCTTATCATCCAAGTTCCGGCGGAACTTAGGCTAAAAACAGGAGATATTATGGCAAAAATGCATAAACTGACGAAGGGCGGACAAACCATATTCCCAGCTACCATCTATGATGCGGTGGTCAATCCCCAAACACGCAAGAGCCTGACAGCGGAAATAGCTGAATTGGAAAGTTCCTTGAATGGTGGTGATACCGGATATATCAAGCTTAATATCCAATCGTGGGTAACAGGCCAGTGGACGGGAGAAGGATCATCATTGACTCATAATGATAACTCTTCTTATAAACGTAATACTGAGGTGAGTACTCTTATTAAAAGAGGCGCAGTTTTAACAATGTATGAAGCCTCCGGAAAACAAGTGAAAATGAATGGTTATGGTATTACATTCAAGTTCAGAGATTCCGCAAAAAACAAGGTAGAATGGAGATGGTATGAATCCGGTAATGGTATCCAGATTGGGAATACTGATGCTGTTGAGATTTATATGACTGTTGCATCATCCGGTATAGAGTCTTTGAACGGGTTTGTAATTAAGGGAGCTTATGTGAAAGGAGCCGGGGATAAAATCAGTGAGCTGACAGAAAATGTGGAATCTTTGGAACGATCTACGGCTGACAATATAGAACATATATCCAATCTTGACGAATCGGTTAATGGTGGCAATATTGGACGCATATATATTAATGAGAATGATCTGGTTACCGGACGCTGGACAGGTGAAGGGAAAAATCTGAAAGCAGATTCGATGGAGGGATATTTGCGAACGAAAGAAATATATGACATAAACTTGAAAGCCGGTGACTTGGTTTCTGTATATGACAAGACTGGAAAACAAGTGAAAGCCAACAGTCTCGGACTGAATATGAAGTTCAAAAACTCGACTAATACATCATCCATCATCTCCTATCAGGACAGCGGTACTTATTACAAGCTCAATGAGGATGCGACGCAGATGGCATTTTTTGGAACTTCGTCGGCCGTTGAAAAGATTACCGGTTACTTTTTCAAAGGATTTCGGGTTAAAGGCTTTGACGAAAAAATCAGTGATGTAGATGAGTCTATTCACAAACATATTAATGATGTAAAAATCACTGATTTTTATCATTCTCTTAAAATACTTTTCATCGGTTCTTCCTTTGGAGTTGACACGATTAATTACGTTGGAGATATAGCGCACAGTTATAATTTTAATATTGTTATCGGCAACCTTTATGTTGGCGCTTCTGGTATTAAGGATTATATAACATTTTATGAGTCCGACCGCAAAATATCCTACTATAAGTGGGGGTTGAATGCCACTGTCTGGGAGAATGGCACCAGTACGGTAAAAGAGGCTTTGTCCGACGAAGCGTGGGATTTTGTGATAATCCAAAACGGAGCATATCAATCCGCAGATGAGTCAACCTATTGGGATCAGGACGAGAAAGGGAATATTACCAAGAACTATGTGAGTCTGTTTGCTGACATCATTGATAGATGTTGCCTGTTCTCGCATCCTGTAATCTGTTTTAACATGACATGGGCGTACAGCGTATATCATACGCTCTCATCATCGCAAGGATCGAAGGACAAGTGGCTGAGTTTCGGTATTAATCAAAAGCAGAGGCAGCTGGGTATGTATACGGAATTGTGTCGCTTGGCTCAAAAGGTATTGCAACATTGCCCGGAAGTAAAATTCGTCATCCCTTCCGGAACAGCCGTACAAAATGCCAGAGGCACGTCTTTAAGGGCCGATACGACCATACAGGGAGTTGTGTCTCAATCCAATCCGGAAACGGGCACTCCTGTTACAACCGTAGTCCCAACCATAGAAGAGGCTGAATCAATGACTGACTTGAATCAGGCTGCGGTAGATTATCCATTCATGGCCGGTAAGGATAATAACTTCATGAACTGGCATTATGGTACAGATTTGAGCAGGGACTGTCTGCACATGACAGAAGGGATCGGAAGATATCTTGTAGGAGGAGCCTTATGGCAGATGATTGGTTATAAACTTAGTCACTTAAACTTCTTAGGAAATACATACCGGACGACTAAGGAAGACAAAACGAATTACAGAATCATAGCGGTTACTGACAGAAGAGCTAATATCGCTCAAAAGTGTGTGATTGCCGCATTGGATAACCCGTATGGGGTTTCAGACATTACGGAATAAAACATATACTTATGATACGAGAACTAATCATCAGAATAATGATCCATCTGTCCGTTGAAGTGCATCCGGATGCGGAATGGTTTTAAGCATAAGGGCTGACCTACACCAAGATCAGCCCTTACGTATTATAGTTATCGTTAGCGTTATTGTCGGCCAGACCTGAAAAATATACCAACGGACCAGCAGATTAAATCTTGTTGATCCGTTGGTAACAACTTAAACGACAAAAAGTGGAAAACTATACTTATTATTCATCATTTATATGGATTGCATCTAATTTAAAGGCATTCGTATTTTTTTTCATTTGGTACACTTTTATATCAGGATTTAGTTTTTTAGCAATCTTGATTAACCCACTTTCTTTTTCGTTAATGTTTACCCCTAAATATATGGATTCAAAACATTCTCCTCCAATTCTAGGAAAAGCTCTTACCTCTTTTCTGTCTATTAGATCACTTTTATTATTTGAGTCAGGTAACATAATCCATGGAAAAGGCTTGAAAATAAACATACGTGCTTCTTGTTCATGTTCCCAGACTTTAGCTTTTGTACACATTTGATAATGAAAGAAATCTTCTTCGTTTTGGAAGTAATCCGGTTTTTCAATAATATCACGATATTGGACTTCATGAGCATGTTTATCAACTATCAGTCCAAGTGATGCATCGAAATATTTAGCCACTTTCTCCATATTCAAGCCAATACAAACTCCTCTATGATTATTATAATAGGCCCACATCAATAACGAATCAAAGACTTTTGACAAGCAGCATACCCAGACGTCCTCCCGATTCCTTCTATATTGGTCAAATGCAAGCGATTCAATAATATCCGATGTCCATGTTTTACACCTTTCAGAAGGTACTTTAGAGAAGTCTATTAAATTTGGATCGCAGTCGAAAGGTGTAGATACTAATTGAAAAGTGCGCTGTATTCTAATTGAAAAGAGCTCCATCCATAACTTGTTACAAAATTACTATAAGTTTAAAATATTCATT